GCGTACAGAACTAATTGGGCTAAGATAGCTTGTACACCTTATGCAATAATTAAGCATTGGACTTCTTTAGGTTTAATGCTTGAACAGGTACAAACAAAAGAGCCTTATAACTGTGAAGTTAGCGGGCATAAGTATATGGATTTAGGAGTTATCTTTTATTGCATGTACTGCAAAAATGAGATAGACAAAAAATCTAAAGAAGCTAAAACTATAAAAATATAGTAAAAGCTTTTGGCGTAAATGTGAAATAGAGCCGTAAGAGAGCTACGGACGGGGTACTTTCAGCGTAATAATTTTCGTTGACGCACCTTAGTGAACATCACTAATCGCCAAATTCGTAACCAAAATTTTTTAATATTTCTACACAAACATTTTCAACTTCATCTAATTCAAACATCACAATACCTTTAGTACTGTTGTCCGGCATGCTTACTTGTATAAATGGTTTACTAAGGTTTCCTATAGCTTGGTGGCTTAAATCACTTTGCGCTTTGCACTTATTAAATAAAGTAGCTACAGGTTGCACCTGCTTACCTGCTTTAACTTCAACCCTTAAACCTGTATTCCAATTTTCCTCGTGTGCGTCTGCACCATGAAACCTATTATCTTTAATCCCTAGCTTCTTACGCGCCATGTTTTGTTTGCGCCTACCCTTACTTCTATTTCTACGGTTAATACAAGTCCTACAAGAACACCTAGTTTTTAATTTATTTGTATTTGGACACTTTCCGTGCATACGTTTTTTGCTGTTAGGTTGTCCCATACCTGTACGCCCTGCGCTCTTACGTGCTTTAAATTCGCCGTAAGTTTCATTATCTTGCCACTCTACTTTATTCAAAAGGACTATTTATTTCTTTCTCTCTTAGTATCAATAATTTTTTTACAGCTTCAATCTGTTCATTAGTTTGTAAATGGTTTACAAGTTGTTTAATGTTTTCAAATATTGTCATTAGTTAATCTCCGTTGCCCATAATCTATTTTCTTTTGGTTTTCTATATCCATGCTTTCACATTTTTCCATAGCAGTTCTGTAATAACAAACGACACTTATTCTTTCTCCGTCCTCTGTTTCTTTTTCTAATTCTGTATTACCGTGCCATTCGTGTGCATTAAAAATTAATAAATCTCCATGTTCCATTTTAAAAGCAACTCTATATTCAGGTAACACCAAGTAGCCACCATTAATCTTGCCTTTCTTTATTACTGCAAGGGTACTAATGCCCTCATCTAAATCTCCTTTGTCTGTATGAACGCCGGTTGGGTAGCTGTTGTTAACAGTAATAGTTGTGAAAGGTGTATTAGGTATAATCCAATCAGCATGCGTATTTTCTACGCGTTCCATTTGTGCTTTGTATCTTTCGGGCGCTACCTTAGCCATTTCATTACCAATAAATTCAAACAATGGAAACAACTCTTTATACTTTGCAGTTTCTTTACCACTATAAGCGGTTAGCCTACAGTATTGGAAAGGTCCGACGGCGTCCATGCTACCAACTATTGCACTAGCAACACTTTTAACAGTATCAGTTCTGTTACCTATACGTCTTTTAATTCTTGGCACACCACTTGCGTTACCACGATTATTAGTTTGTTGCCTACGTAAATCATGCAAGGTTGGATATGTTTTATCTACAACTGTTTCAGGTATAATTCCTTTTTGATATACAGCTACTAACTCTCCATTGATACCTCTTATGGTTGTATCTTTAGTTACTAATAAGTTGTAATCCTCATCTGTTAAAATCTTGCCAATCTTTTGTTCTAATTCTTGTTCACTTATTTTACTTCTTAATCTTATATCAATCATTAACCACCACCGCCCAAGTCTAACCAACCTGCTTTGTTTAATATCTTGTCAAGGTTAGCTAGTTTCCACTCGTGTACAATCATATCTATAATCTCTCTATATTCATCTTGGTCATATCTACTTATATCTATTTGTTTTATTAATTCAATTAGTTCTTTCATTGTTTTCCTTATTATATATCACAGCTTTGATTTCATCTGCAACATCTGCAACACTTTTACCCATATAAAAATCATGTTCATATATTCCACAATCAATATTTATTGCATTTACTTTCTTAGCTAAATTATTATTTTTTGTTACGCGTCCCTTAGCCCATTTAATATTCTGTTCTTTTAAATCATTTTTTATTGCTCTTGATTTAGAACGGTTAGCTCTATGTTGTTCATCTATGTTTAAATTTATAACAGTTAACTTTCCATGCTCTTTAGCTATATCAAAAAATCTAGTATTAGCAAACCTATCGCCCTCTGCAAAAACCAAATTGAATTGCCCTGTGTCTGCCCACTTCTTGTAAATATCTTGCATACTTTCTATTGCATTAAAAGCAAGTGTATCAGTACCGCCAAAAACAGGACTATCCTTACCTAGTACTATTTGAAAACCCTCTTGCTTTATATCTCTGTATATTCTATGTGCTATTGGTTTTCTACGGTTTTCTATATGACGCCACTTTTGTATTATGTATTTCATAGCAGTTGTCTTTCCGGAAGCCGGACTACCAATAATATAAATTGTGTTCATTAACTATCTTTTTTTCTAGCCCAACTAGGCAACCAAGTTTCGCCACTTCTTTTTTCAATTACTTCCATGTGCATATACTTAACAGCTTCAACAACTGTTTCTGTAATGTTCTTGCCAATGGTTTCACTTAGTGCATTTACTTTTTCTTTAAATTCTTTATAGTCCTCATCTTTTAAATAAAGCAATACATCATTTAATGGCTCTGCCACTTTATTATCTTTACGTGGTTGTAGTTTCTTTTCTTGTGCTTCTGCTATTTCATCATCTGTCATAGCATAGCCACCTTCAAATTCCTCAAAATCTGTAACAGATACGTCCCCAACTTCTGCAAGTAAATCATCAACATCATCTGCGGTAAAACCTGTACCAACCAACTCCCCGCTATTCATAAGTTCCCCAAGTAAATTAGACATAACTTCTGTATCGTAAGTTGCTAAATCGTTAAGCCTGTTATCTACTAATACTATTTTTTTAGCAGTTGCTTCGTCTGCGTCTACGTAAGTAACGTATATTTGTTTCTCGCCAATATTTTTCATAGCTTTCCACGTATGGTTACCCGCTAGTATTTGTTTATTTTTAGCGTTAACAACTATAGGGCGGTATTGCCCGTTTTCTTTTAAGCTTTCCTCTAGTTTTTCAAGGTTTGCTTTGCGTGGGTTATCCGGATATGGCTCAAAACTGTTTATATCCTCTAGCCCAAAATTTAATTCTGTAATTTTATCTGTCATAACTTCCTTTGGTCTGTTCTCTTATTATACAGTAAAGTAGATTATCTAAGCTTAAAACTTAAAATCTGTAGAACTAATATTGCTATTAACAAAAATTGTTCAATAGTCATATCTCCCCCAACATGTTTTGCTACTGTTCCAATGATACCAACCGTCATTATAGATTAACCAACTTGCCACAGCTACATTAGTTTCAGCGTGTGTTCGTGGTTGTGTTATTTTTAATTTAGGCTTTAGCCATGCCCAAGTATCATCATTAAATTGAAACAACCCTACATCTGCTGTTCCGTTTGTGTTAACTTGGCGGACATGCTTACGCCCTGAACTCTCGCAGTAAATAACTGTTAAAGCTTTTAACGTGTCCTCAGCTTTAAAGTATTGTTCTACTAAAGGTTGCCACTCCTGTACATGTTCTATTATTTCTTGGTGTTCAGTACATGTAATATAACTTGTTAAGTTATCAGGTGTTAGTGTGCTCGGTATCAGGCAACTTATTATCGGCGCTAATAACGCTATTACTATTGCTCTCCTCTATCTGTGTAATTCCTGTTGGTAATTCTTGAAAGACAATCTTGCCCTCCACTTCTTTAATCAACATAGGTTTACCAAAGACACTATTATCTATTCCTATTATTTTGGTAGCCATTGTCTACTCCTTATGCAATATAAATGGTATTCAGTTTATAGATTAAATCAACCCAATCTAAAGAATTTTTATATTATCCCAACCGTTTTTATTTAATGTAAAAGTTAATACACCGTTACGTGTTGCGTTTCCTGTACGGGCTTTAAATTCATCTGATTGGTCAAGGCTAGGTGCTTGAAACCATGTTCGCCCAAGTTGTTCTACTATACGCAAGTGGTGGTAATGCCCTGTAACAAGTATTTCTGCAAGTCCTGCCGGTAGCCAACCGTACATCTGCCCTTTCCACCATTTTTCAATCTTACTCCATATATCGCCACCGCCTTGTGTCATGTGTCCGTGCGTGAAAGCAACCCTTGTGCCAAAAACTTCTAAGGTTAAATGGAAGTCATTAGGTATAACTACTTTTACATGTTTATATCTAGGTCTATCTTTTATAATCTCTCCAACTATTTGTATTTGTTCTGTATCTGCATTGTCTAACCTGTTAGTTGTTACGCTTCCTTTGCCTGCTCTATTCTCCCCGTGATTTCCGGGAACACCACCAAGTATTATTGTTTCTGCACAACCTAGAAAGCCGTCTAATATTTCCATAATCATTACACGTGTTAAGTGTTCTTGTTCTGTTTTAGTAAGTTCTACATTAAATGGTTGATGTTCATAAAAGCCAAAACAATTTTCTATTAAATCCCCTAACCCAATAAGGTAAATTTCTTTAACTATGTAACCTTGTTTAGCTAAATCTTTAATCTGTTGCTTACCGCCTGCAACTGCACGCCTTATTAATTTAACTGTTTCATTAGTTCCTAGGTCTTTTTTGCCAAGTTGCCAATCTGCCATAAAGAAAAACCATGCACAGTTACCACCTTTCTTTACGGTTATAGGTGTTTTCTTACGTATTTCTGCTTGCAGTTTTTTAAAATACTTATCGTGGTGTGG